CAATCATTGACTTTTTGTTTCATATAATGTACAATGTACACTGTACTGTACAAAATATAAGACACTTTTAATTATGGAGATATTATGCAAGATGAATTCTTATGGGTTGAGAAGTACCGACCACGTACTGTTGCGGATACAATCCTCACCAAAGATCTGAAAGAAACCTTCCAGAAAATCGTAGACGGGGGTGAGATCCCGAACATGTTGTTCTCTGGTACTGCCGGTACCGGAAAGACTACAGTCGCACGTGCCATATGCGAAGAACTGGGTGTTGACTACATTGTCATCAACGGTTCTGAAGAGGGTAACATTGATACCCTTCGTGGCAAGATCAAACAGTTTGCCTCATCTATCTCACTCTCAGGTGGTTACAAAGTAGTCATCTTAGATGAGGCAGACTACCTTAATCCCCAATCAACTCAACCCGCATTGCGTGGGTTCATCGAAGAGTTCAGTAAGAACTGTCGGTTTATTCTGACATGTAACTTCAAGAACCGTGTGATCGAACCCCTACACTCTCGTTGTTCTAACTATGAGTTTAACTTCTCTAAGAAGGTACAGGCGCAACTGTGTGGTCAGTTTATGGAACGTGCAAGTAGTATCCTTGTTGACGAGGGGGTGAATTACAACAAGGACACACTAGCACAGGTTATCATCCGTCACGCACCAGACTGGAGACGTGTACTCAATGAGTTACAACGTCATTCTATCTCTGGTCAATTGGAAACTACTGCTATCATTAGTGATATAAATGATAACTATAATGCACTTTTCATATCACTAAAGAGCAAAGATTTCAAGAAGATGCGTAGTTGGGTTGTCAACAATATGGACGTTGAACCTGCATCGATCTTCCGTGGGATCTATGATGCAATGTATGAGAACGTACAACCTCAGTCCATCCCGCAGTTGGTATTGATCCTCGCTGATTATCAATACAAGAATGCGTTTGTTGCAGATCACGAATTGAATCTCGTTGCGTGTATGACTGAGATCATGGCTAACGTGGAGATCAAATGAAACTCTGGACAATATGGAAATATACCATAGGCAGTTTTTCTGACGATAAGACAGAAGACTATGATGACATTGTTGCGATCCTGAGAACTGGGATCGTTCTTATTAACGTTCTTTGTGCATGTATGATTATGGCAAATATTGTGAGGAACTGGTCATGAATAAGTGGGATGAGGCACACATGAAAGTCGCACGTGTATATGCGGAACTCTCTAGTGCCAGACGTGCAAAGGTAGGTTGCATCATTGTTAAGGACAATCGTATCCAGTCAATCGGATACAATGGTATGCCGACAGGATGGGACAACAACTGTGAAGTGGAAATACGTCAACACGAACTTGGTACTATGTCATTAGTGACCAAGCAAGAGGTTCTCCATGCAGAGACTAATGCAATCGCAAAGATTGCACGTAGTACAGAATCATGCGAAGGATCAACGATATATATAACCATGCAACCCTGTATTGACTGTGCGAAGTTAATCTATCAGTCGGGGATTGCAAGAGTGGTATGGGCAGATGAATATCCTAAAGGAACCGCAGGGTTGAATTTCCTGACCGATTGTGGTATACTATGGGATAGATTATGAGCCCTTTTGATTTTTTAAACAGTATTAACTACAGTAAGAAAGATGTGATGACCGAAGAGAAGGACTATGTTCCTTACATGGTCAATCGGTCTTTGTCTTACTTTAATGACACTGTACTACTCGCAAATGAGATGAACCGATACCATCATATCGATGGTAAGTTACAATATCATTTTTTACTAAATATAGTTAGGAAACGCAAACGTTTCTCTAAATGGGTTAAACCCGAAACTATAAATGATATTGAGGCGGTGAAAGAGTATTATGGATATAGCAATGACAAAGCACGTCAAGTTTTACCTCTACTCTCATCCGATGACTTAATACGTATTAAGAATAAGGTGCAGAAAGGTGGAAGAAAATAAATTAGTTGAATGGAACTCTGGTCTGATGTTGGAGGTTACGTTATCCGAACCGGACGATTTCCTCAAGGTGAAAGAGACTCTGACTCGTATAGGTATCGCTTCAAGACGTGATAACAAACTATTTCAGTCGTGTCATATCCTACATAAACAGGGACGGTACTTCATAGTACATTTCAAAGAACTGTTCATGTTGGATGGTAAGAAGTCTAACCTAGAAGAAGCAGACGTACAACGTAGGAATACAATCGCTACGTTACTACAGGACTGGGGGCTCGTGGAGATTCAGAATACTGAAGTCGCACAAGATTGTGCACCTATGAGACAAATTAAAATAATTGGTTACAAGGATAAGCAGAATTGGGATCTATGTCCCAAATATAATATCGGGAACAAGTAATGGATTTTGGTTTAGTTGGTTTACTTGCGGTCTTTATGTGTCCTATGGTGTTTGGTGGAATTACGTTCTACTATTCATGGAAAGTGGTTCACGAGAGAGAATACCCGCAATGAACATGATTGATATTTTTGAGGATCATGCAGATGAGATTGCGGAGAAGATTCCGTATCATGGTAAGATCCCTCAAGAACTTTTGAAGGACTATACTTGGGATATTCACATGGACATGTTGGATACCCATCCCCAAGAGTTGCTTGATACCAATTCAAGTAAAATGCGGATAGGACTGAACTCGTTTCATATGAGACCTTCTGCTCCGCAGTTTGCAAAAGACATAGAGTCGGCAATGCAAGAAGTGTTCGCACTTCATGGTAATAAGATTACTAACATTGCCTTTACTGGATTCGGCCCCAACAGTGACAGTTACCCAAGACATGCAGATAAGATGGATGTCTTCTTGGTACAGGTGTTGGGTAATATCCGAATCTGTGTAGATGGTCTACATGATGAACCCGTGGATTTTGTGCCAGGCGATTACTATTGGATACCCCGTGGCAATCATCATCAAGTCTTCCCAGAGAGAACTCGCAGTACATTCTCTTTTGGTGTAGAGGGAAACCCAGATCCATCTATTTACTTTTAGTGCAGTAAAGTGTAACAAAAGTGCAATTTAATGTGCATTAAAGTGTAACGAACGTATATATAGTAACGAGTATGCGGATTGGCCGGTACTCAATTAATCTTGCTTTTTTTAAAGGAGAATACAAATGACTAATCTTAAAGCAAATACACTTTTCCCTCGCTCTTCGTTTGTCGGTTTCGACCACCTGTTTCAAGACCTTGATTGGGTGGCACGTCATGCGGCAGATACATACCCTCCACATAATATTGTGAAGGTAAGTGATAACGATTATCAAATTGAAATCGCAGTAGCGGGATTTACTTTTGAAGATCTGGATATCGAACAGGATGAACGCACGTTAACTGTCTCGGGCACCAAGAAAGGTGAACTAGATGAGAAACTTGAATACATCCACCGTGGAATATCGCAGAAGAACTTCAAGAGGGTGTTTCGTCTCTCAGAGTACGTCTATGTAGATGGTGCTTCGTTAGAAGGTGGTATCCTTGCAATCACATTGAAGTTTGAACTACCCGAAGAGAAGAGACCTCGAAAAATCGATATCAGTTAGTACCGTCATTTTTTGAGGAGAAATAAATGAACTCGGACTTAGTAGAACGTCTGGGCGAAACTTTCATATCGGTTGCCTTTTTGGGCATCATGGTATGGAGTCTTCAACCCCTGATCTAATCTAGAACAGCAGGGGGGTGAGAGTCCCCCCAACTATAGGAATCTTGTTATGAATTTAATATACCAATACTGGGACGGTGAAGTTAAAGAATCTTGTTTAGCTGGGATCTATGCTATGCGTGAATACGCAGAACGCATTGGTGCAGAATACATCTTCGAAGACAACCCGCACTTCTTACGTAAACACTTCGGTTACAACTTCGGTAACTACACTCCGCACTATGGTGCATTCAAACCAATCTACGATACTGACTTCGACAAGTACGATAAGATCTTGTTCGCAGACACAGACGTGTTCCCTGTAGATCAACTACAAGAGAATATCTTCGATGCGTTTACAGGTGAGATAGGTATCTGTGACGAACCCTTTCAACCTAAACAACGCACCATAACCAAGGGACAGATCACTTCTGACCAAGACAATCTATGGGCATCAATTATCGAAGAACAGTTTGGATGTAAACTTCCCAGAACTGAAGAGGGTCTTGTAAGGATCTTCAATACGGGTATGGTCTTGTATTCAAAAGAAGCAAGACTCAAAGCAAGGACAGAGTTCTGTGACTTCAAGGTCTACGTAGATCTTATGAGAAAGAACCCACTAGTTGCATTTTACTCTTGTGACCAACCTTACTTACATGCGATGATGTATGGGTGTGGGTTTGACGTGCAGGAGATGGACAACGGGTGGAACTCTTATATTCATTACACCAAGGACATTTATCACGAGGATAGATATATGTGCGACTGGCGTGATGAGAACACAAAGTTTGTCCACGTTCAGTTTGCAGGAGCAGACAATCTGGGTACAGCAACTCACTGGAGGATTGTCAACTTACCTCAAGAACAGTGGAATTTACCTGAGTGAAAGCATACCAGATTGTAATAAAAGACAACGAGATCTCAGAAGAATATGCAGAGATATCAAGAGAGTCATTCCGACCTGCAATAGAAGAAGGTATCATCGATGAGATAGTTACCTTCGATGCTATCACACCAGATTGTCCCCAATATGGCGAAGAAGTGCAGAGATATGCTTGGGAAGAATCTCTTATGCTTGCAGACACTCTTGGTCAAAACCCAGATGATCACTCCCCTACAGAAAAGGCGGGTATGTGTTCTCACTGGAAACTCATGGAACAGGCAGGGAAAACGGAAGAACGTTTCTTTGTTATGGAACATGACACCTTCCTATTACCGGATCAACTTGACACTCTTAGGGATCTGATAGGTTATACAAAAGTTAAACAACCGCACTATGTGAATATCGGATTGTTCATGGGAATGTATTCATTGGGTGAACATTGTGCAAAATGGATGCATGATATGTTGGTACATGGAAAAGGTTATACCGGAAGATTTCCTATCAACTGTGGCCCTTACTGTACACTACAACGATTGTTCCGAACCTACTCTACGCACTATCTACAAGACTATGATTTCTTTGATATGAAAAATACTGCCATACACCCATGGCATGGATGCGACACACTCTACTTTGGTAAGACGATTGAAGTCCCATTCAACGAACATGATCCGGATCCAAAGAACTCTGTGGTCAACCCTACCACTCAGGTGATATCGAAACGTCTATGTGTGACCCAAGACCACCATGGATATAGTGAACAGTGGATAGAACAACCTTGGACAAGACATCATTATTTTCATGTTATTGATTGACAAACCCCTTTGAAGATGGTATACTGGTCACATGTTTAAAGATTTGAAATCCCCATTAAGATATCCTGGCGGTAAGACTCGTGCAGTTCAGTTCTTATTTTCTGCAGAGAATATGCCTACCCATGATATAAAAGAGTACCGTGAGATGTTTCTTGGCGGTGGTAGTTGTGCGTTATACTTTTCTATGATGAGACCACACGTTCCGGTGTGGGTCAACGATAAGTATTACAACCTGTATTGTTTCTGGACAGAGTTACAGAAGGACGGAAGGAAACTCGCAGACAAACTACATGCAGTCAAGAACGAACTGTCTGACGCAGAAGATTCTTTGCAGGCACACCTTGACTACTACCATGTCATGCGTGAAGGTCTAAACACGGCAGAAGATCCTTTTGAGATCGCATGGCAGTTCTACGTCATGAACAGATGCAGTTTCTCTGGTCTGGGTGAGTCTACTGGATCCTTTAGTAAGGACGCAGTGAGGGACTTGTTCAACCACAGACTGATTGATCGGTTACCCAAGTTCTCCCATGTGATGAAGAACTGGAGAATCACTAACGAAGATTATTCTAATTTGTTGGATGGTGCAGATGAAGATACATTCATCTTTGCTGATCCACCTTATGACATCAACTCTTTCATCTACGGAAACAACGGTGACATGCACGATTCGTTCTGTCACAAAAGATTCCACGATGAGATTGATGCGACCAAGAGTATGGTAATGATAACCTATAACTCTAATGAAACACTCAGGGATGCATATACTGGGTGGGATCAGTTGGAGTGGGATCTAACATATACCATGCACTCTGGTCAAAAGTACCGTGAAGACGAACATAATAGGAAGGAGTTACTTCTTAAAAATTATGACAGTCAAGGTACTTCAACCCTCGAAGACTTCTTTGGTTAGGAGTCTTCTTATTTAAACCTGTCAAAGCCGGAGGCATTTAATGACAAGCATGATTGAACCAAGAAAACCACAAAACGTAACCGGAATGAAATTCAAGTACTTTGCTAAAGTACCCATTGATGATATTGTTCCGACATCCAAAGGGCCATATATTAATCCTAGAGTAAAGGGATTGAATATTGCCAAAGTCGAGCAACACGAGACTGCAATCAAGAACGGACAGTATCAACCTGAATACTACGTCCCTCCTGTTGTGGAACAAGGTGCCGACTCTCACTCTCAATATCTCCAAAATACTGGAGAGCATCGATACCATGCACATAGAAATACGGGTGCTACTCACTTTTATGTGGCGGTTGTCGAGTGGGTAGATGAGGACGGTAAGTCTGCGGACTACTGGCGTGATGTGTATATGAGTAACGAGAACTCAGAGTTCTCTGGTGAAGTTGAACAAGAGAAGCGTTCACCCAAAGACGTGGTTGCGACTGTTGTTACTATGGTTGAAAAGAAAACCATTCCGTCTACAGATGAGGCGATCTCTTCTGTACTGTCTGATCTGGGATATCTGAAGAAGACGAACGCATACAAAAACCTAATCAATGATGTGAATGCGTCATTGGGTAAGGGTGGTGTTGTTGCAACCATTGCTACCGCAGAACTCAAGTCAACTGAGAAGTTTGAGAATGAGAATAACGATGATGTTTTGACAACATGTCGTGTTCATAATAAGGCAAGTGAATGGCATCGTGATTATCACCCCCGACTCATTTCTGAAGTACTGGTTCCTAACTTACAACCCGTACTCGAAAAGAAAAAAGTCAAACCTATTAAGGTTAAGTATGCATTCAATGGATTGTCACCTAACGAGGTGAAGACTACAAGACCTAAGTTGGAGTCTAAGAAGTTCATTGATAAGTACTATCATGATGTTGCGAAACCTTTCGTTGATCTATACGAAGGTGGTCATCTGAAGGAGAACCTTGACATTGAGTTCTTCAATCAACTCAAGAACGATAACTTCAAATAAGTTCACTACGGGGGTTGACAACAACCCCCTATTTGTTTATAATGGTAACTATGACTAAAGAATTCTATACGAGTGCCGTGCGTTACGGTAATAACATCCTGTACCGTGGATACCGGAATGGTGAAGCTGTACGGGAACGTGTCCCATTCAAACCCAAACTCTACGTAGGTGGTAAGGGTACGGAGTGGTCTACTCTTGACGGACTACCCGTCACTGAGGTTCAGTTCGACTCCATGTCCGAGGCACGGGACTTCAACAAGAGATACGATGGTGTCTCGAACGTCAACATCTACGGCAACACTAACTATGTTGCACAGTTCATTACAGACCGATTCCCTAACCAGATTGACTTTGATCGGTCTCTGGTTAAAGTACTAAACATCGATATTGAGGTGGAGTCATCCGAAGGTTTCCCCGAACCTGCATCCGCTGACCATCCGGTCATCTCTATCGCCCTTCTCTATGAAGGTACGTACTGGGTCTGGGGTCTGGACTCTTACACCCCAACTCGTGAGGACGCACTCTATATTGAATGCGACAATGAGTTTGATCTACTGCAGAAGTTCGTCCGGTTCTGGGAGACACACACTCCTGACATTATTACTGGGTGGAACACACGGTTCTTCGATATCCCCTATCTGGTCAACCGTATGTACAAGATCACTGGTGACACTAAGATGTCCAGTCGCCTCAGTCCTTGGGGTCTGGTGCAAGATCGGAACGTTACTATCAACGGTAAACCGAATCAGTACTTTGTCATTGAGGGTGTCGAGCATCTCGACTACCTTGAGGTATTCAAGAAGTTTACCCTGAACACACTGGGTCAACAAGAATCCTATCGACTGGATAATATTGCAAACGTGGTACTGGGTGAACGTAAACTCTCTTATGAGGAACACGGTAACCTGTATACCCTGCATAAGGAAGACTACCAGAAGTTCATCGACTACAACATCAAAGACGTGGAGTTGGTACACAAGATCGATGAGAAACTCGATCTGATCTCTTTGGTTCTGACCATGGCGTATCGTGGTGGTGTGAACTACGGTGATACTCTGGGTACGACTGCGATCTGGGATTCGATCATCTATCGTATTCTAAACAAGAAGAAGATCGTTGTACCACCCAAGGTTGAGAAACCCAAGACCTCATATCCTGGCGGGTATGTGAAGGATCCGCAGGTTGGATCACATGACTGGGTTACATCGTTCGACTTGAACTCTCTGTATCCCAATATCATTGTCCAGTACAATATGTCACCTGAGACGGTGATGGATGGATTCATCAATGACGTATCGGTAGAAAAGTTCCTAGAAGGATCTGTCTCTGTGAATGCCGAGGGTTACTCTGTCGCACCTACTGGTGTCAAGTTTACTCACGAACGTGAGGGTGTGGTACCTTCTGTGATTAAGGAGTACTACTCTGAACGTAGGGTCATCAAGGATCAGATGTTGAAACTGCAACAAGAGATGCAGAACAATCCCTCCAAGGAATTGGAATACAAGATCACGTCACTGAATAATAATCAGATGGCAATCAAGATCCTAATGAACTCACTCTATGGTGCGTTGGGTAATCGATGGTTCAGATATTTCGATCAACGTGTTGCAGAGTCAATTACCCTTGCGGGTCAACTCGCAATCAAATGGGCCGAGAGGGCCGTTAATGATGAAATGCAGAAACTACTTAAAACAGATGATGACTACGTGGTTGCAATTGATACCGACAGTCTTTACATTCGTATGTCTCCCCTTGTTGATCGGTTTGCTCCTAAAGACCCTGTTGGGTTTCTAGACAAGATCTGTCGGGAACACTTCGAGAAAGTACTGGAGAAATCCTATGATCACATGGCGACCGTGACGGGTGCGTATGAAAATCGCATGGAGATGGGTCGTGAGGTTATTGCGGATCGTGGTATCTGGATGGCGAAAAAACGTTACATCCTGAACGTCCACAATAACGAGGGTGTCCAGTACGCAGAACCTAAACTCAAGATGATGGGTATCGAGGCAATCAAATCATCCACCCCTTCGGTGGTGCGTGACAAGATGAAACAGATGTTCAGTATCCTTGTGAACGGCACGGAGACAGAAACCCAGAAGTTTATTTCAGACTTCAGATCAGAGTTCAAACAACTACCACCCGAAGATATCTCATTCCCTCGTGGTGTGTCGGACGTGGACAAGTGGACAGATCGACAGACTGTCTACAAGAAAGGTTGTCCCATCCACGTGCGTGGTGCGATCCTGTACAATGATGCGGTAAAGAAAGCTGCACTGGATCGGAAGTATGAGATGGTCAAGAATGGTGAGAAGATCAAGTTCGTCTACCTGAAGATGCCGAATCGTCTGGGTGAGAACGTGGTGGCGTTTCCCCTGAACCTTCCCAAAGAACTGGGGTTGCATGATCACGTAAACTATGATATGATGTTCGATAAAACATTCATCGATCCCTTGGAACCAATTCTGGATGCGGTTGGTTGGAACGCAGAACCCAAGGCAACACTAGAGGATTTCTTTGGATGAAAACTTGTAAAGATTGTAAGGAGACAAAACCTCTTACGGAATTTCATAAGAACGGAACAAAATATTTTTGTTCCTACTGTAAGAGTTGTCATGTTGCGAGAAATCGTCAGAATTCCATAAGAACCAAACAGATGAAGACAGAAATGAGAATAAAAGAGTTCAACGTCTGTTCATCTTGTGGTTTAGATAAATGGAATGTTATGGAGTTTCATCATCATAATGACGACAAAGAAAAAAACTGCGGAGATATAAAGGGGTTTAGAGGTTGGTTGCGAGAAGCACGTAAATGTATTGTCCTATGTGCCAATTGTCATCGAGATCTACATAATCCAGTGGAGGACTTTTTCGGATGATGACACTGTGGGGTGAAGAACAACCCCAAGAGACTAAACAATGTAGAGATTGTGGTGAGGTAAAACCCTTAAACTGTTTCGAACCGAACAGGAAATTTCATAGTAAAGATGATCCTAATGGGAGAATTCTTCGTAGACCATCTTGTAGGGACTGTCGTTCTCAAAAGAAGAAAATAGACTCTTATCAGAAGACCCTATATAAAAGACCTAGAGAATTAGAATGTCCTATCTGTTTGGACGTGGTTGATGGATCATATCTCCGACTGGATCATTCTCACGAGACCGGAGATGTTCGTGGTTGGTTGTGTGATAACTGTAATACCGCAATAGGAAAGTTAAAGGAAGACGTTGATGTGATACAACGTGCAATAGGATGGTTGAAGAAATGAGATTCGAACACTTGATGTGGAAAGAAGACGGGTGGGGTTACCTTCCCGCAAACGATGAAATATTCAATGCATTGAAGCATGTACGTAATATAGTACAACCTATGAGTGTATTGGAAATTGGTTTCTATGCAGGACACTCTACCAGTTACATGGCAGAGTATTTCCATCCAGACTGTAAGATTATATCCTGTTGCCCTGACCATCCACGGGGACGTGCGTATGGTGAGGTTGTGATGGACAAGTACCCGAACGTGACAGTGCACCTTACACCATCACCAGAGATTTTAGATAGGGTGAAAGATACAGAATTTGACCTAGTGTTTGTCGATGGTAACCATACTAGGGAAAATGTTATAGATGACACTACGGTTGCATTGATACTTGGTGCAAAGTATGTTCTATATGACAACACAGAGTTACCTGCAGTCCGTGGTGCAGTAGAAGAGATTGTTACTAATGGAAATCTCAAGTGGGTACATGACTTCCCGTATCATACAAACTTTAAAGGTGGGGGAGTCGGTGAGATGAGATTATATGAGTGCGTATATAAAGCTTGACAAGACAGACGGTAAATGTTATACTGTCCTCATGAATTACCAATTAACGATATTCAAAAACCAATTTGACAACAAAACGCATAGGCGAGTATCAGTCCCAGAATGGGATCAACTCGTTGCGTTGTTGCGTGGGTTGTCTGAACAAAAAGGTGAAAAAGGTGGAAATAATTCTAGTCCTCTTATTACTCCTGCTATTTTTGAAACCAATAGCACACGTAGTAATAAATCTACTGTATGTTGGGCTGGTTGGTGTGCTGTTGATGTGGACGATCATGTTTTTCCTACTGATCGTATACGTCTAGAAGAAGCGTTACGTGAGAAGTTTGGTCACTTGGATTATGTTGTATACAACACTGCGAGTTCCCGTGAGGATATGCCAAAGTTCCGTATCGTCTTCCGACTGGATGAACACATTGAGAACGAACGCATCAAACCATTCTGGTATGCATTGAACACAGAATTGGGTGAGATCGGAGATCCTCAAACCAAGGATCTTGCACGTATGTATTATGTACCTGCAATCTATCCGAATGCATCCAGTTTCTTTTTTACCAACTCAGGTGAATCACTGAACGTGTCTGAGTTGATTGCAAAGCATCCCTACGTGGAGAAGACAGGGAACACTTTCCTAGATCGTCTACCCCCTGAGATGCAGAAAGAGATTATTGAGTACCGTAAGAATCAACTAAATAATACCGACATCAACTGGGTATCTTATAGAGACTGTCCATTCTGGCCACGTAATCTGGCCGTAGAGTATCAGTCTATTAGTAGTACTGGTTGGTATCACAAGATGTACCAAATCATGATCGCAGTTGCGGGTCGTGCATTTGAGAAGGGGTACCCCATCACCGCTAACCAGATTGCAGATATGTGTAAAGAGTTTGACCGTGAGACAGGGAACTGGTATGAGAATCGTCCTCTTACTGTAGAGGCAGACAGAGCATTGGAGTATATTTACAGAAATGGTTAAGAGAAGAAAGTTTTTAATTACAGGGGCAGCGGGGTT